AATGTAGTATCGGAACCGTCACCATTAAAGCGTTGTACAGCTTTAGTAGCTTGATAAGAACCCGGAACTTTTTGACCAATATACGGCATACTTTATTCCTTATGAACTAATAGTATCAACTACGGAAACCCAAACATCTGCGCTTGATGCAGTATCACTTTTTACGTTCAGTATATCGCCGGATTGCATCACAACCTTTGCACCGCCATCCAAGACTTGCAGGGCTGAACCTACTGGAATTGGGGCATCTTTAATAATATAGTAATCATCAGTGCCACCTGCACCAGTTATGTATACATCCATTAAGATTTGAGTAGTTGTAACATTAGCGATATTGATACCAATAAGAGCATCATCGGAGTTAGCAGTACGTAAAGCGACTTCACTTGTACCAACATTCCGTGCAATGTTTCTTTCAAAATCCTGTGCCATAATAAATCCTTATTTTACAACGCGATAGCCATAGCCACTGCGAAGCCAGCAGTCGCACCTGTGGATGGTAAGTTAGTTAACTGCGATCCATCTACTCCCGGTAATCTAGCGGAACCATCTAAAACTACAGTATTTCCAGCAGAAGTCCCTGTGTCAGTAACCGCTGCTGTTCCCAGTCCTAATGATGTACGTGCAGTCCCCGCAGTTTCTAGTACAAAGTTAGAACCATTACCTACAATAAACCCGCCATCTGTTACGGCTAATCCTGCTACATCCTGTAGCTGTGCATCTAGTCTTGCGTTAGCTACTGTACCTGTAAGCTGTGACGCATCAATAGATTTGTTTGTTAATGTTTGTGTAGCTGTAGTGCCTACAATCTCCTGACTGCTACCTGCAGGTAATGTAAGTGTGTTAGTTACAGATGCAGAGTGTGGCTGTGGCTGTATTGTCTGTGCGTGTGCATTGCTGCTTTCACAATAGAACTTTACCTGTGAAACTGAACCTGTACCTGTGCGAATGTCTACAAGACCATCAGATATAGTAACACCGCCGCTAGAGCCGTTACCGTCAAGATTAACTTTACCAGAACCATTGGGTAGTAAGTTAATATTAGCATTTGATGTAGATACAATGTCATTACCGTTGACATCTAAGTCACCACCTAGCTGTGGGCTTGTGTCATCTACAACTGCGTTAATGCCGCTACCTGCAGAGGTAATAGCAGATACAGTAGCTTTACGCAAAGCTGTAGCTGAATTATCATACACCAATATAAAATCATTGGCGGCATCAATGGTAGCTTCTGTGGTCTGCCCAGTAATAACTGTAGAATCTACTGCGATATCACCTGCGTTAGCAGTAATACCTGCGCCTCCAATTACGTTAAGTGTAACATCACCTGATGTGCCGCCACCTGTCATACCTGTGCCAGCAACTACAGATGTAATATCACCTACGGGTATTGCAGCTACTTCAGCATCTACATAAGCTTTGATTGACTGTTGAGAAGCAACTTTAGTTGCGCTATCCGAAGCCATATTGTCTTCGTCAAGAAAAGCTGAACCGCTTATACCTGTATTCAACACAGGGCTAGTTAGTGTGGGGGTAGTTAGTGTGGGGGTAGTTAATGTGGGACTAGTAAGTGTTTTGTTAGTGAGCGTCTGAGTACCCGCTAAAGTAGCTACCGTAGAGTCAATAGCAAAAGTCATTGTCTGCGCAGAGCCGGTAGTATCAATACCTGTACCGCCGGTGAGAGTTAGAGATTGACTATCTAAATCTACGCTTTGAGCGCCCCCAGAATCTCCAGAAAAATCAAGGTCAGATGCGGTTACTTGCGCGTCTACATAAGCTTTAATAGACTGTTGAGAAGCAACTTTAGTAGCACTGTCCGATGCCATATTGTCTTCATCAAGGAAAGCTGAACCACTAATACCTGTATTTAACACAGGACTGGTTAGTGTTTTATTAGTTAGTGTCTCAGCCCCTGCCAAGGTAGCTAAAGTACCAGTTGTAGGTAATGTTACATTAGTAGTTCCAGTCGTGGTGAGAGTGAGCGCGTTAGCCCCTGCAGTTGTAAACGCTGCGGCGGTAGTAAGCGCCCCTGCCAAGGATACGGTGTACCCCCCAACAGACAAGGATTGTATGTTAGTAACACCTTCAACAACGTTTGTTCCGTCACAGAACAACAACATTGTTTTCCCATTGGGGATAGCGATACCAGTTCCTGATGAGGTTTTTAAAGTCGCTGCCTGCCCCGCAGCATTTTTTGCGATGTATATTTTACTTGAGGCTGGACAAATTACTGTAGCCGCACCAGAAAGTGAACTACCAGTATCTGTAAACTCTAACATAGCGGCACGAGATTCAGACGTAGTCCCGTTGGCAGTAGTTAATGTGTGTGAGTTAGCAGTCCAAGAATTAATTACTTTGCGGCCTGCAATGGCTTCTTCAATCATAGAAGTAATATTGTCGTTGACAGTATTACCCCATGTACCACTCAGCTCGCCCTGAGTAGGGAGCGCAAGTTTTAATATAGAAGTATATGTTGTTGCCATATTTTAATCCTCATTTGGCTACGTTTTGTCAACCTACGATATACCTTACTACAATACTACCCTAAATAATCCGATATACGCTAGTAGTTTTTACTTACGAAAACCTTATAACAGCTGTAGTTTCCGTAACAGGAGGGAAATCTACAGTAAAATTACCTCCTGAAGTGCTATAATCTGCTCCAAAATCTAAAACTGCCACCGCTGGGTCTCCACCTCCAGATTTGTAAATCAACGCGCTCCTAGCGGTAATATTGCTTGTATTCCATACAGTATCTACAAAACTTACTATACAACTTGTTCCTGCTGTAGCTGCTGGTACCAACGTAAGTGTGTTACCTCCGGCAGTATACCCTGTACCTACAACTTCATTGCTGGTGCTGTACGCAGTTGTAGTCTCATTTATGTTAGCGCTAGATGTGTACAATGCTATCTTAAATGTTTGCGTAGTGTTGGCGCTAAAATCCATTTCTCCATCAAACACGGCCTTTTTAAACGAAGTACACATAGTTTGTTTAGTCGCCATTATCGTCCCCTAACTTGCTTCTACCCGAAACTGCCCAGAACGATATGCGTCTTCTCGTAGTTTACCATCACCCAGATTCTTAAGGAGCCCTATAGATAAAACATATAATTTACCATACTCAGCTACTATATCAGGCTCACTTTTCATAAATCTTGTAGCTTCTACGAGAGCGCCGTTTAGCAACGCAGAATCAAATTGCTCCCCTAACCACGTAGTACCAGCGGTGACTATGGATTGTGGGTAGTATCCGTATATATGTTCGATATCGTAATTAGCGTCTGGTGTTGGAGCAAACTCAATCTGTGTTTGTCCGTAATAAGCATAAAATTTAGGTAGGCCATAATGTGTAGACGTGTTCACTGGGTATGCTTCACGTAGGAAGTTAACGTCTTTATTTAGTAAGTACGTGTACGTGCTACTACTTATTACCGCCAAACTATATGTGTACAAAAAATCTGTAGGTAGTGTGTACAGTTTATTGGTGCTTACTACAGGTCCCTCATCTAACTTTCTTAACGCCGGTATTTGAACAGTATTATATATCTTCTGTTCCGCCTGCTCAGTAAACATGGCAAGCTGATCCGCTGTGAAAGTTGTTTCACATATATCCTGTATATTTGCTGTCAGCTCTGTATAGTTCATGTCTTACGCCATTGGTCCGCGAGCGTACAATCCTCTAGTAGCTGCGCCAGTACCACGTACTTTAACACCGCCCTTAGACGCACCTTTTGATTTTACAGAACCCCCACCGCCATATTTTTTAGCTAATTTCGAGTCCATTTTTTCCTGTACCTTTTCTGGTAACATAGAAAAACCCTTCATATTTTTATTCATTTTAATACTCCTACTAAGTTGTTACAGTAACTGTGCCTATAAATCCAGTCCCAACAACTCCGCGGACTGGTATGACTTGAGCTCTGCTCTGAGCGTATTGATTATAATCTGGACGCGGATTACGAATAGCCTGCGGATCATCTACAGGGAATGAACCCAAACTTAACTGCGGTTGGTCAGGATTCCAGCACTCTGGGCAAGCCATTAAGTTACTGTTACGCCCTTTAACTATAAGATCACGAAGTTCACGTAATTTATACTGAAACCCACAAATATCGCATATGGCTAGAGATTTTTTACCTGAAGCAAACCTGCTCATACCTACACCCTATTCACTGCAGGTACAAATCTGAGAGGGGTTTTCTCCCGATCTTCTCCTGCGGCTAATACAAATTGAGCTTCATATTCGGCTTTTAACATCTCTACTCTTGGAGCCAACTCAGGTACTTTCATAGCAATATGATACGCTAACCCAGCAACAAGACATGGTAAGAACCTAAAGTTCATGTCCGCTGTCTGTACACCGCTACCTGCATCTTCAATCCGGCGTAATCTATAGTACTTAAACACGTAATTATTATTATCTGGTACAGGCCATACGTTTATTTGCGGTGCAGCCACCAACCGTTCAATCCAAACTTGGATTGGTCTACCTCGTGTTAACTTGTTTGGTATAGACGCGTAAGTACTCACACTAATACGAGTTATAGTAAGATCTGTTTGAGTATTTACATTTCCTGCATCTGTACGGATTACTTGCTCTAGCAAATCAATAGTATCCGCAGGTAACGCGTATTGCCCTGTGCCTGCAACTAGATTTACTGTACCTTCATCTACAGTCCACAAGTTAATACCACGATTTTGCCACTCAATAGTCATAAGATTCATAGACCTGCGAGCAGTACGAAGATCATACCCAGAACGCATCTCACGACCTGCGCGTTCCCACGCTTCTTCCGCGATCTCGGTAAACTCCATGTTAAAATCTGTGGTACCTGAAGTAGCCATCGGTTAAACCTTTGCTATAATAGCTTTCGCTTTAGCCACCAGTGATGACTTTGTTTCTCTACGATCAAGCTCGACACCGTATTTACGCATCATAGCTTCAAGTTCTAGTTTACTCATGTCATTGAGATCGACGGCATCAGACGTTGCTTTCGGCGTAAATTTTTTAACCCCACCACCCATATCTGCGAGCTTTGCTTCTGCCTGTGCTTTAGACATAAGGTCAAAAACCTTTATATCGTAGGTTCCGTCAGAGTTTTTTACCCCGATCTGATATACTGGTTCCCCAGTAGAAAAATTACCGTTCTGAAAAACTTCCATCAACTTTTCCTTTTACGTTTTGCTGGAGATACTCTACGAGGTTTACCAGCAGGTTGTCCTAAACTCTTCTTCTGCGCAATCTTAGAGCGTTTCTCCGAAGCACTCATTTCCCCAGAGGTTTTCGGGGTCTTAGAAGAAATCCTTTTGCTGGGGCGACAATATGGAGTACCCCGTTTTTCACCTTTGCCACGCCCACATGCTTTCCCCGTGGAAACGTCTTTCCAGTCTTCCTTGAACCATCGCTTGAGCGCCGCACCTTTTTTTGTCTTTCTTACCGCCACTATTTACCCGCCTTCTTCTTTCGGCATTTAGCAATGGCTCCACTTGCATACGCTGATGGGAAGACCTTATAAGAAGACTTTACTTTATGGTAACACGCGTCCTTAACAGTACCGCCTTTTTTGTAGCCTTTGCTGCATTTAGCGCACCCACAGTCTTTTTTATAGTACTTACGCACAGTTTCACGAACCCTTCATAGTGACCATTTTACCAGCACGAAAACCTCTAACTGCTATGCCGTTACCACGAAGTTTGCCACCTTTTGAGTAACCTTTTTTCTTCATGGCACCGCCCATAGCGTAGCCCTTTTTCTTCATTATGCCACCAGTTTTCTTGCCCATGGCCTTTAATCCTCCAGCAGGCAATTTTAAAGGGTTTTTATCTCCACCCTGATCCATAAATTTACCACCACCCTTCATTCTATCTAGCTCTGCTTTAAGGGCTGCTATTTGCTTGTCTTTTAAGTTACTCATCAGATTCATCCTTATACAAATTGTTAAACACTCGGTTAGTATCCCACACATAGCCTACATCTTCTTTTGAATTGTAGGTATGTTGGTTTGGTTTGAAGTCTGGAGCGCCTTCGCCCGTCTCAAACCACGCAGGATGCGTAACCCGCACCCGATTATTAGGTAACGCTACCATATTACCTGTTAACTCGCCAGCATCTAGCAATTCAAGCACATGGCTTTGTTTGTGTTGTGCTGGATCATCTGCAACTTCGCTGTCTGTGTAATCTACAGTAAAGTAATATTTGGCAGGGTAGAACTCACCATCCACTTTAGCCATCCAAGGCGCTGGTGATGCTCTTTCAATCTTATATACTGAATGATAATGAGACATACAGTCCCAAGGCTGCGCTATGTAGGGTGGTAGCTCTGTAGGCCACTCTTCGTAGGGTGTGTCGGCTACAAGCGCTGTGAGAGGCATCCTAGCCCACATAGCGCCACCATGTACGTTAGGTTCGTCAGTGTCGTCTGACTCGCATCCTGTGAAAATAACTTGGAAGCTAAGAGTGCGGTTAGGCATTGTC